AACCGTAAGAGTAGTAGCGGTGTTTGCCGTGATAACACCCGCCGTAAACCCAGCAGCCTGAGTACCCACCAAAACACTTAGACCTACCCATTGGTTTGTCGTCCATGATGCGGTTGAATAAATGAGAGTAGTCGAAGTGACAGAGTTTGCCGTTGCAACTGGAGTCTTGTACGTGTCGTATGCAGCGCCACCAATAATTTCCGAAGCGCCACCGTATTTTGTGAACACAAAACCGTCAGGATCAGAGTCGCAGATGCAGTTAATAAAGGTTGCAGTTGCGTCAACATAATACGACCCAACGCCATTTCCATAACAATGAGCTTGCGTAATTTGCAGACCGCCACCGTAGCCGGGGTCGCCAGAAATGTTTTGGCCAGAAACATAGATGCCATAATTGGAATTAAGGTACGACAGGATGTTGTCAAATTCGCTGTCGTGTGGCCCAAGCCATTGAATTCCGTTTTGACAATTGTGGGTTTTTACATTAACCAAACGGGATTCCATCGAGTCCGGCTGATATGCCGTGGAATCTGAGGACCACTCGGAGTAAATGCCAGCGTTGCCAAAAGAGCGAACGTCAACGTTTTCAATAATAAAATCGTATCCATAAACGCGGATACCGTAGCCAGTTCCCACCATGCCTGTTTGATATGACTGGCTGCCGCCGTCAATGAACAAGTCTTTAATGGCGAAGCGGCTGATACCGGCAGTTGAATTAGTGCCGGTAAGGGAAGAAAAGTTCTGACCAACAATAACGTCGCCCGTCGATGCCGTCAGCCGGTACAGACCGCTTGAGCCGACGCCATTTCCCTGAAGGGTTACGTTAGAGAAAAGAGTGAGAGGGCTTGAAACAAATGAAATGCCAGGAATGTATACAACCCCACCACCGTTTGAGTTGGCGTCGTTAATTGCCGCTTGGATGGCTGCGGTGTCATCCGTGCCGTATGCGAAGTCAACATCGCTTTTACCCAACGGGATAGCGTCGGCAACAAGGATGTTTTGAGCATCGGTGTAACCGGCAATCGTTGTCACAAAGTTAACGCCACCCGTGCCGACCCCACCAATAATAATTTTCTTGCCTACGTCTGTTGACTTGAAAACTCCTGCGTTGGAATAGAAGCCATAGTTGTTCGTGGCGGTATTGCCGTCGCCGCCGATGTTTGTCGAGTTGCCTGGGCCGTAATCAGTAATGACATTGCACACAGCGCCGTATGATTTGACATTGTAATTTTCTAATACAATGTTACCTAGGCTTAGCAACGAACCATCGTAAGTCCAATACTCCATTGCACCCGTAGCATTGGGCGGGTAAGCAACGCCGATGTAGTAACCAACGCCCGCTGTAACACTCAATTCCCATTGACCAGGACCGCCGAAGTTTGTACCCGTGGTAACGGGGCCAAATACCGTTACACCCTGAACGCCGCCAGAGGGGGCTGACGTGCCCGCAGACGGCTCGGTAGCAAACAACGAGGTGCTGTAAGCGTAGACCTGTGCGCCGTTGAGTGCGCCCGATGGCCCGAATACTACGCCTGAAAGCAACCCCGTAGTCATTAGATTACTGCCTCACCTTTGTTGATAGCTGCCTGTGTTTCTTCAAGTCGCTTGGTAATCTTCAAGTCACCAATGCGTTGCCCAGTCTCAATCTCCCACTTGGAGTCGGAAGTCTTTTCTAACAACGCTGCGCCCTTGACGGACTTGGGCTGAAGTCCGTTCTTACGCAGTCGTCGGTATGCGGCCACATCGCTGTGCATCTTGCGTGTCTCACGCTCAACGGTGCCAGCCTCGCTACGGGTAGGCATAGCAGAGCCAGCAAAGGCGACAGAAGCCACCTTGCACCCGAAGCAGTTAGGAATACAAAGTCCTTGGTTGTGAGGGATAGCGGTCATTTGTACGTTATGCATCCTGAGTATCCAGCGTTTATCAACGCAGTCGCCTCGACGGTTCCGAGATTTGTGGTAATCGGTTCCGTCGCTGAGATCGGGGTGGGTCCCAAATACACTTTAACAATCCAAGGGTTCTGAGATACGGCGGTTTTCACCTGCTCATGGGGAATCGTTGAATAGTCAACGTAGTAAGACGTTGAGTACGGCGCCGAAGGATTGTACGGGTCGTATGGGTACGGAATGTTCGTGTTGGTCACATTGACGATGTTGCCACTGAGGTCAAATCCGTTTGGCGTGTCCTGCACAAACGTACCGTCGCTCAAGGCAAACACCGCAATGTAACGCTTACGGTTCGGGAAGTACCTAAACAAACGATTACCCAGCCCACCTGCGTAGGGCAGAATGGGTGGGTTATCGTATGCTATTGGCGGCGTAAAGAGAACCGGAGTAGTCATAACCCCGGCTTACTTCCGACCGATTGCTCCGAGTTGAATCGCAGCCAAGGTGTCAATAAGGTTGTTGCCACCCGTGGTCTGGATTTCAGGGCGTGGCGCGGTGGCGTCACCGACTGGCTTGTTCACGCGGTCAACACCCATCTGGCTCTGCTCAAGCAGAGTGGTCGGGCGCATATCCACAACAAAGCCTTCGCGCTTTGCATCAACGCTGTATGCGGCATCAAAACGGCTAGGCATTAGATATCCTCTCGGACCTTGAAGGGAATGACCTCTGGCTGAATGGTCGCAGCCGCGTAGTCAATAGTGGTGATGCCAGTGATCATTGGAGCCATGAAACCATCTCGGCCAGTGTTCCCTTCAATGCCACGGTTGGCTGGGCCAGACGTGGTGGTGGAAGTGATGTTTGGCGGGATGGAACCAGTGTCTACAGTGTTAGCAGCGGTTGAACGAAGGAACTCGTCACCGACCGTCTTGAAAGATGCACGGGACTGCATTACATCCACCTCGCATCTACCAAGCTACAGTTACCGCAGTAGCAGGGGTCGGAAACTTCGCCCTTGACGGCTGAAGCATTGTTGCGGTTTGCAGCAGCAACGCGGTCAAACGAACGACCGGGAATTGGATCGGCGGCGTCAATGCCGCGAGTTAGGCCGAGGCCCGTGGGTACAGTCATCGTTACTCCTAAACGCTTGGTTGGTTGTTGTCGTCAGATACCGGCAGTTCTTCTGAACTGAACTGCTCGGAAGCGGGGACGAGTACACCATCAAGGTCAGTGAGCATCCCGCAGTCGAGGCAGAATACTTCGTCTGCTGCTGCTTGAATGTTCCTTGAAGCGCAGTTAGCGCAACTGAAAGGCCATGGCATACTCGTCCCCTATTTCTGAGACTAAGCTTCGTTAGCGTCGGTCGTACCCGACTCACCGAGGTTGACACCTGGGTTGTAGTAGGCGCTGTTGATGTCGCCACCCAAGGTCGAGGTTGACTCGATGCGCATGATGGAAGCCTGACGGAAGATGCTGTAAGCACCCAGCCAGTACCAACCCAGCGGGACGTAACGGCGCAGGCGGTCAGTGATGGGACCGGGAACAACGTGCGGGAAGGCACCATTTCCGTCGACCATCGAGTACGCCTTGGCAAGAGCCTGACGGCCCAAGATGAGCGTACCGTAGACGTTCGCACCAGTGGTCGTGGTGGACAGCGTTACCGTACCGGCAGTGACCGAAGCCGAAGCCGAACCAGACACAAAGTTGAAGGCAGGCGTAGGCGTACCGCTAACCAAGATGGTAGTGATGCCGGTCACGGTGATGGTACCAGCAACAGTACCCGAACCAGCACCCGAACCCGAAACCAGCGTAGCGCCGACCTGGGGAGCGTTACCCGTGTAGGTACCCTGACCAGTTGCGCCGGAAGCACCCGAAGCGATGGCCGTGGTCACGGTGTAGGTACCAGCCGTAGCCGAGGCACCAGCACCAGCGAAGATTGGAGCGCGAGGCGTTTCAATCCAACGGACACCCTCGAAGGCACCCAGTTCACCCGTCCAGATTTCACCCGGCTGGGCGTAGACGTGAGGCGCACGCCAGCCCTGAGTGTTCGAGCCGGAGATGGACTCGCCCTGAATGTCTGCAACAATGTCGGGGTGAACGTAACCAACGTACATACCACCGAAGGTAGGAACGTTCTGCGAGCGCAGACGAGCGCGAGCAGTACGAATGTCCACCGACGAGATGGTGTTACCGGCAGCGGTGGCCGAAGTGTAAGCCGACAGAGCCGAACGCGAGGTAACGGCAGACTGGGAAACAGTGGCGCCAAGACCCGAAGCGTACATAACGTTGGTGCCGGAGTCCAGAGCCGAACGCGCAATCGTGTCCAGTGAGACACCAGCGTTGTAACCAACCACGTTGGCGACAACAGGGTCAATGTCCACGAACGAGGTACCACGCAGCTTGGCGGTGGTGAGTACGGCGTTACCGTATTCGGCCAAGGTCAGCGTGACCTGCGAGTCGGAGAGGGCAACCGTCGCAACGTCGCTCTGCTCAGAGAGGGCTGACGAAGCAATGGGAAGGTCGTTGACGATGGTGAACGTAACAGACGAACCAGGCATTGACTGCGCGGTAGGCTGAACGTCAGCAGCGGCGTCGAAGTAAAGCTCAGGACGAAGGGCGAAGTATGCCAGTCGGTCATATGCCTGCTTCGAGAAATCAAGCGTGGACTGACCCGTGTAAGAGTCGGTACCCGCTACGTTGCCAAATTCATTGGCCATGGTGGGGTTTTCCTTTCAGGGAAGTTGAAAGGCTTAGTACATCCCCGGTGCAGAGACTCCGACCTTGCGGCCAGTGTCGCTAGATACGATTCGCATGACCTCTTCGACGCTACCCGCGTTGGCTAGAGCGGCGAGATACTCCTGCTGGGGATCTGGTGTAGCACCAACTGTCCCAATAGTTGCACCCTGCGCTCGACGCAATGCTTCGAGTTCAAAGTCATTCGACGGTGTTGCCTGCTGAGGCGCGGCTTCCAAAATACCGTACTCACGGGCCTTTTCGCGGATTGCGTCTAGGTCTGCTTCGCCACGGTACGCATCACGGAAAAGATTTCCAAGAGGCGAATCGGGAATACCTGCTTTAGCCAGCAATACTTCACGCTTCTGATTCTCAAGTTCCTGGCGCATCTGCTCCAGTTCCTTGCGAGCCTTTTCTGCTTCACGCAGCTGCTTCCGAATGTTCGGGTCTAACGGCTGGTTCTGCGGCTCTTCGTCAAATTCGTCGTCGTATGCCATGCAATCGCTCCTTACGGGTACGCACTTTGCCAGAGGGTAACAAAGCGGAAAATCAGTTGATGCACGCTGGTACGCGATAAAGGTTGTGCAACCCTTTACCGGGTTAGGGGACCAGCGCACCTGCGGCCAAACAGGGCCAATCACCTACCTAGATTGTACATTACATAACGTAATTTGTTACGCTAGGTGCGAGCAGATCCAAGACCAGTGACGCCCTTAGCGTTCTCAACGTAGCCACCGCCCTTCTCAAAGGGGGCAACCTTGGCTTGCTCAGCACGGGCAACCTGCGTCTGCGCGGCCACTTGGCTGATACCACCGAAGCCTGCCAGTTGAGAAGCGATAAGGGTATTGGTGTTGACGGTCGGCTGGTTGGCGCCGGGCAGGGATTTGGTCAGAGCCACGTCACGGCTCGCTCCTAGGACGCCTTGCTCAATCTGGGATACTCCATACCCCAAAGCCTGATTGCCGGACGTAGCGGCCAATTTAGCCATGTCTGCGAGCTGTTCAGAGCCACCCAGAGACAGGCCGCTCAGACCGACGCGAGTGGCGTAGTCCTGAATTTCGGCGGTAGCAACCTGACGTTGCATCTGGGGCAGACCTTCCTTGGTCTTGCTACCTGGCAGTTCGCCGGTAATGACGTACTTCATCAGGTCGCTCTCGTTGATGCCAAACTCCTTCTGGAGCAGAGCCTTGGTGTTGGGGTCGGCGTTCTGGACTGTGGTGTAAATGTCCTGAATACGCTGCTGGTACTCGACGCGAGAAACGTTGCCGTTCAGCAGTTCACCGATTTGTGCTTTGGTTGGCATGGGTGCGCCGTACTGAGTGGCCGAGTCTTGGATGCCCTGAACGTAGGTCTGGTACTGATCCTCGGTCATGTGAACATTGTTCTTTGACAAGTTGTAAGTTCCCAGTCCGGGGAAGGCGGCGTTGTAAATCTGACTAATTTTCTCGTCGGCGGCTTTGCCCAAGTTGCTAGGTGCTTGGCCACGAATGGCAGCCAAGATGCCGTCATACTTGACAAGGTGGTCGCCCTGCTTGCTGACCATCTGCCAAACGTAATCGCCCAGTTGCCCCAAACCCCAGCGGTCAAGGTAGTTCATCACCGTGTTGTAGGCGCCCTGCTCTTGGTTGACCGTGGCGGTGGATACGGAGAGCTGGTACTGCTCTTGGTTCAGCCTGAGGTTGGCAAGGTTTGCTGCGGCGTTGGCGGCAGCGGTGTTGGCATTGGCAACGTCTGTCTGGATGAAGTTTAGAACCGCTGGGCTGTTGACGAGTGCGGTGCTGGGTGCAACGTAGCCGGAGAGCGTGTAGTTATTGCTCTGCAACTGGAGCGTTACCGCCGCCAGAATCTTTGTCGCGTCTTTGGTCGAGGGGTTGAAACCAGGCTCAATAGCCCAGCCGATAAGACTGTTGTACTGTGCCTCGGTAATCTTGCCCTGTTCCTTGGCCTGACCGATGGCGTCGTACAATTCCTTACCATTACTAGGCGCGTAAGGAGCGCCGTTTTTGGCACCGGGGTTGTAGGAAAGCGTCAGGTTCTTTGGCAGGCCAAACTGCTTGATGAGGTTTTCCGGGATAGGCGTGGAGCTGATTGGGTTCAGGCCGGTGGTCGTGCTGGTGGTGGTAGCGGCAGTCGTTGACCGAGCGCCGACTAGCCACTTGCCCGTGGTTGCGTCCTTATAGGCAAAGTATTCCGACTGATCCGCCTTAGGGATTGTCGGTTCTGAATCAAACGTCTGACTCGGGTTGTTTGGGTTGAATACTGGGGCTGCCATTATTGCTCCTTCGGCGGGTTGCTAAATCCCTTTTGCAACGCTTGAATAATCTGTTGTGCCTTGCCCATCGCTTCTGGCGTTTTGTCATAGCCGAAAGAAGGGTCGGTCATAATGTGTTGCTTCCAGTCCTCAAGCGACATAGGTGCTGGGCGTCCGGTGGTCGGGTCGGTGCCACCAGTCAAGGCGGCGATGGCCGAGGGGTCGGTCTGAAAGTTAGGCTCGTATGCCTCGCCCAGCTTCTGCTTCGCTACCTGGCGGTACGGATCAAGCAAGTACGCGGTGGGGATGCCAGCGTCAATCTGCTTTGCCAGCGTTGGGTACAGACCCTTTGCCGTGGTCTTGACGTATTCCTCAAACGCGCTCGCCTTCTCTGGCGTCACGCCGTCTTTGGCGATGCCATCGAGCGTGGAGTCGCTCATGGGAACGTGATACATCTCGGCCATTTGGCGTAGGTCGCCTACGGACATTTGCTTTTCCTGTGGTGCTTCGTCTGCCATTATTCCTACTTTGTCGGTGCCTTAGCAAGTACTGCGGTCAAAAGGTATGCGATGTTTGCGTTCGCTGGGTCCTGCGCGTAGGCGTCCATCGTGTTTTGGAGTTCCTGCTCAACCGACCACTGTTCCTTAGCGGATACGCCTGGTTGGTCAATCTGTTCCATGTAGTTGTTGTACTGCTCAAACGCCTTGGAAAGAACAGCGATGTTTCCCTTAGTCCACAGTCCCGCGTTGGTGACTTGCGCCTGCGCTTCGGGGTCGGCCAAGAACGCCTTGAGTTGCTCAACGGCCTTGACTTCCTTTGGCTTAGACGAGGTGCCGAATGGGGAGCCGTACTGTAACCACGTTGGGTTGTTCGTGTTACCCCACGACTGCGCCGCTGCCTTGAGAGCCTGCGTGCCTGCGTAGGGAATGTAGTTACGCGGGTCGCTTTCGCCGTAGTAGGTGCCGCCGTACTGAGCGTAATACTGGGGAACCAGCTGACCGTAGTAGAACTGGTCGCCAGCGTTTGCCAAGAAGGTGTTGATGAAGTCCTGTGGCGTGTCTCGGCTACGGAGTCCCATGCTCACAAGGTTCTGGTAGATACCCGGCAGGTACGTTCCGCTACGAGGGATACCGTAGGCAAACAAGTTGGGGTAGCCGGTGTCTGGCTCAAGCAACTTGGGAACCGCGTTGATCCACTTGTAGGTGACGTTGGTTTCGGGGTACGAGCCAAACGGGTTCTGCGATGACGAGATGGTGTCTACCCATTCCTGCGGGTACTGCTGGGCAAACAGGTACTGCGCTTCCGAGAAGGGAATTTGCTCGCCATTAGGCATCTTGAGGCTGGCGAATTGGTTGAACTTGTCGTTACTGAAGTTTGCCTTGAGTACCGGCGCGATGGGCGAGAAGAACGAGGGAAGCAGTCGAGCAACCGACAAGGCCAACGAAGCAACGTAGGCACGCTCGATGAACTGCTGTTCGTTTGTTCCTTCGTTGAACCAAGCACTTGCCTGCTCCAGCGCGTAGTTCTGCGCGTTCACGTTGTCCGTGTTTGACGGAGTTTTGATGTTGTTCATCGCAAAGTATTCGTCAATGTAGGTGGTGAGCATATTCTGCAACGCTTCGTGCATCGCAGTCACCTGAGTCTGAGCAACGTTGCCGAGGTCAAACTGCTTGTGGTTGAAGGCATAACCAGCAGTGTCCACCGCGTAGAACGCCGTGTCGCGCCAGAAGCTTGACGGCAGAAGGTCAGAAAGGATGCCTGTCTTAGCACCGACCGGACCAAGGATTGCGGCCAATACGTTTGCGTGTGCCTGAGCATCAATGATGTGGTTGTCGGCAAGACCGTTCATAACCATCTTGGTAAGGACGCTGACGTAGGGGCTAGCGTCAGGGCGCAACAGGTTCTCAATCATTTTGACGCCAGTGTCCGAGCCGAGCGGATCAATGGTCTGAATTGCCGATGGGTCGCCCAGCATCGTGAAGCCAAGGTTGGTAAAGAAGTTGCCCAGCAGGTTGTTACCGCTTGCCAAGGCATTGACCGCAAAGTGCGTCACTTCAGAGCCACCGGGCATACCGAGGTACGACTGGTTGTTCTGCGTAATCTTGTGGAACACCTGAGTCATTCGCATACAGATACGCAGGTAGCGAACGAAGGCGGCTGGGTCATCGTCAAGCAAACGGAACGCACGACGGTACGCCTGGTTCTTGGCAAACCAGAATGGGGACAGGATACGAGTGGCCTGCTCAAACTGGAAGCGGTCGGCAGGGTTGTGGACGTACCGGACCATTCGAGTAAAGGCATTGTTGAGAGCCTGCACCGAAGCCTGTTCTTCAGTCATCAGGTTGTCTGCGATACGCTCGCGCAGTTGCTCCATTGAGGCGTGGTACTCCCAGAGGAATACCGGCTCACGGCTCATCCAGCTGACAATGTTGCCGAAGGCGCGGTCAATGATTGCTTCGTTGGTAATCTTTGGCAACATGGCAAGAACCTTCAGGTACTTCTTGATGCCATCAGTTTCCCACGACGAGCGAGCGTCAGAGGCCGCGATGAGGTGCATTGGGTACAGACCCTTTGCCTTGGTGTAGTCCTTTGCCAAGTCCGGCTCTGCCTTGATGTTGCCACTAACCGCTTGGTCAATAAGGTCTTGGTGGAAGATGGCTTCGGTTCCCTCGTCCATCGTGGAGCGCAGACCCGACAGCGAGTGCCAGACGTTGTAGACCTGGGTGGTGGCGAAGTCGCGCAACGGATCGCCAGAACTGTTCTCTGCCAGCAACTTGCCGTAAGCACCAAAGCCCTGCAGTTGGTCCTCTGGGATTTGCAACAGGCGGTTGACCTGCTTGTCTACGAGGTTATCAAAAGCGCTACGACGACCCAGACCGCTGTAGGTGTACTTGCCGTCTGCGGCCACCATTGCCTCAATGTCCTTTGCGATTGGCAGGTACAAGTCTTTCTCGCCGTGGATGAGTTGCAACTGGTTGAATAGCGCCGAGGCGATGTGCTTCTTGTCTGCCTTCGTGTATCCGTCACCGACAAATCGGGTGCCACTTACGACCTTGCCACCTTCTTCGTCCGTACCGTATGCCATCTGCGACATAGCGGCGGCTTCCTTGGTGGTGCCGTAAATCTGGTTGATGCCGTGCGTAATGTCTGCGATGTGGCCACCACAAAGGCTGAGTGCCGTTGCGTAGTCAGACAGCATCCGCTCAAAGCGTTCTGGATTCATGGCCTGCAAGATGCCACGCTCGATGCCGGTAAGCGAACCCATGTAAAGCGACTTTGCCCAACTGCCACCATCCATCAAAATGTTGGCGATGCGCATAGTTTCTTTGGAAAGGAGTTCAGATTCCTTTATAACTGGCGGCGTGTCTGGCAACAAAGCCTTGGCAAACGGGTTTGGCACTTCGGCCAGAGGCATATATTTTTCTTCGTGCTTGGCAATAGACGCAGCCAAGCGTGACTCAAAGTAGTCAACCGGCCCGATGCGCGAGATGTTCAGCAACGCTTCCGATGCCGACACGCGAATCAAGTAGGCACCCGTTGAGAGCATTTCGGGAATGAACATATTGCTCAATGCCCAGTTGAAGGCGTCGGCAGTCTTGTTGTGCCAGCGAAGGTAGTTGATCTGAGTGGCGCGGAAACGGCTCATCTTCTCAACGAGCAACTTTTGCGCTTCTGAGTTTGCCTTCTTTGAGTCGGCCAACTTGACCGTCTTAGCCAGTTGCTGGAAGTCCTTGATGGGAACAGCGGGCGTACTGATTTTCTTGTAGATACGCGCTTCCATGTCCATCAGCGCCTGGAGTGTTCCTTTGGCGCGAGACAGGTCTGCCTCTGGGATAAAGGTCATGGCAGACAACTGCGCTCGCAAACGACTAGCTTCGGGCGCGTTGATTTTGGTGGCGTTGTCGGCGGCTTCCTTCAGAGCGTTGTATGCGTCGGCCTGCTCAACCATATCCTTGTACGATTTGGCGGCGGTGTAAGCGGAGCGAGATACGCTCTTGGCGTACTGAACAAACTTCTGCGGTTCGCTCAGTTCAGGGTTGTTCATAGCACGGTCGGCGGCACGAACGACCTTCTCAAAGCCGTCACGGTAGCCCTGCGCCAGTCCGATAAGACCCTTCTTCAGATATGAGTTAGTGCGCTTCTCAAC